CACACAGAGAAGAGGACCACGTGCTCGTCATATGAATAGACGAGATGCTGACGTGGATAAAGCGAGAAAACAGCCTAAGTATGACTCCGATTATGCGAAAGCTATGGATATACTTGCTGAGAATGTGGAGGAAGAGAAAGAGGAACAGATAGTTTTGAGCCCAGTTGGGTTTGAAGCTACACAAATGGATGATTATATGGCGGCTAACGGGATAGATTTGAAAGCAGATTTGCTGGACATGAATCCCGTTGTCCGTCAGTTGGTTAATGATGCCTTTGTTGAAGCAAATGAAAATGAGAAGTTGCCGGAGTTTGAGCCTCCGAAGAAATTCGCGATACACCCACAGGTGATTGAGAAATACTCGCCCCAAAGCGAAGATGTGGAGGTGGAAGAGGTTGATCTTGCCGTGTTGAGCCCTAAATGTAGGGCCCGTGTATCAAAACAGAGGGATAGAAAGAAACAATACGCGTCTCTGTATAAAAGACTCGCTCGAGAAGGACAAGTTTTCGAGTTTGGACGTCAAATTGATTTATCGGATGAATCTGAGGCCGCCGCTTATTTGCACCATGTTGATATCTGGTTGTGGAGCATTTTTATGCCGCAGGATTACGGTCGCTGCCGTGATTTTGCATTTTCGTATGTGAATAAGAAACCATACCGGAAGATCGTGATTGCAATATTGGCGAGTAAGAAGAATGTAAGAGCGCAGATTTGGAATAAGTTTTATAATCACTCAATTGGAAAGAAAGAGTTTGATCATCTTGCTAGAGGACATTGCGGAAAACCACGTCAGTGGTTAGATAATAAGAAAGATATAGAAGCGCAAGGTTTTTCTAATGCATCCCTGCTCGTCGCGGCTGCTGGAGTCGCGATTTCAGGATTTGGAGGATATGCAGGATGGAAATTTGCACGAAGCAGTCATGTTGAGAAGGCTGTCAAAGTCATGGATCTTATGGCTTTGGTTAGCTCAGGCATAAATACGGTTAGAGACCTTGGAAGCAAGGTTTGGGATTGGCTGCGTACTGCTGTTAAGAAGATAAAAGAGGCGTTTACTTGTGAGAATCTGTTTGCCCAACTTCTTGTCCGTGGTATATTGACTACGCTAGTTACGGTGTTAGCATTAGAGGTAATGAGGACGGTTTTAGGAACCGCCTATAATGCCGGCCGTGACTTTTTGTTGTCGAAGATGCAAGATAAAGGAATACAGACACAAGGGTTTGGAGATGAATTGGAAGAAGAAAGAGAAAGAGACCCTTTGAGATACTGTTTGGAAGTTGTTAGGACTATGTTTGCCATACCGACATCTAGATTCTGGATGTTGTGTGATAAGTTGCCGAAGATAAAGAACATGGCGCAGTCCATTGAGTACCTGTTAGATCATGCAAAAGATTTGTATTATTGGATATACGAGGCGCTCACAGGGAAAGTGTGTGGAAGAACGGCAAGAGAGAGAGACATACTCACATTTTCAGAGAGGGTCTGCGAATTGAGAGCTGTGTTGCAGCAAGGAATTTCAGAGGAAGTCTTTTCTACTACAACAGCCGCCTTGGAGACGGCGTGTGGAATTGAGAAGAAGAGGTTAGAGATGGCTGCTACGCGAAAGCACTCAGCGGATCGACCTTATTTTGGTCACTTGTTGGCTCGGATGGGAGAGATTTATCAGAAGTGTGCGATTGAGTTGGAGACTAGGAGATTGAGTGCAAAGGAGAGACCGGTTCCTGTTTTTGTCCATTTTTATGGAGATCCCGGGACAGGGAAGTCGAAGCTTACTCGTCCACTTTTGGAAGCTGTGTGGAGGTATGTGAAGCATTATCAGGAAGAGAGGAAGATAATTGTTGACTTGGATTCGTTTGGATATCACTGCGTTTTCAATTTCAACCCACAGGAGGAGTTCTTCGATGGTTATCACAATCAGTTCTTTGTTTTGATCGATGATTTGTTCCAGATGCTGGACGTAACTGCGAGAGCTAAGGCTTCCATGAATTTGATATCAATGATTTCACCAACTCCTTATTCGTTGCGAGTAGCTACTGTTGAGCAGAAATCCCACACTTACTTCACTAGTAGGTGTATTATCTCGACGACGAATGTTCAGGACCTTAGAGTGGAAAGTCTGGGAATACAAGACACCTCTGCGGTTGAGTCCCGGATAACCTTTGGGATTCACCTGCATAAGGATGGGAAGATGACTCTTGATCAGGAATTAAATGGAAAGAAAGGAGAAGAGGTGACATTTGGACAACTTGTGTCGTTGATTGGAGAAGCGATACTGGAGAGACATGACCAAGTTGGGTCGAATGCCGATGCCACTTTGTACCCTAGGTTTGCGTGTGAGTTCAAGTCTGCCCGTCTAGCTTTTAAGCGAGAAGCGGATAAAGAGAAAGGAAAGGAGAAGGAGATTGAAGCGCAATCAGGAGATGGAGAT